AAACGTGGGAATGAAAGCAAAATAATTTTTCCAAAATCTGGGAAACGAGATGTAACAGATCCTTTATACATTTTATAAATAGATGATGCAGTTTTTGCATTCTGGTGTCCAGATGTTGATTCCAATTCAAATCCTGAAATCTCATCAAGGATAACAATCAATACGTTATAACCTTCCCAGGCTTCTGATTCTGAGTGACCTGAGTGAACTGTTACACCTTTATCAAATTCAACCATATTTGCTTTAGCAATATATCTTCCTTGAAACCAAGGGGATCTCTCAATTCTTTGATTAAAACCTTTGAAGAATACTCGGTTAGCTTGAACAGCATTAATAGCAATATTAATAATATCAATAGCATCTCCAGGTGGCTTACCAAAATAAACTGCGGGATCTTTAAGGCATAGCAATAGATACACAACATAAGCACAAGCAATAGTTGATGTATAGTCCTTTCCCGAACCCTTACCTAACTGCATAATAATTTCATTACATGTTTGTTTAAAGATTTTACGGCCTTCATCTTCGCCATAAATTTTTATTAATGTATCTTGTTTATAAATTTGTGTAGAAGCACGAATCATTATATATTGATTTTCAGATAATGGTGGTAATCCAAGATACGCCTTATCTGTTACAAACTGTTCCACAGATACAGGAGTTTCATCAAACTCATCACCGCTTAAAGCGTCTAAAAAGATATTAAAATCTGACATTAATTAATTACTACCGCTTCAACTTGCCCAGTCACTTCTGATAATCTCTTTGCTACTTCCCACTTACAATGGTCACAATTAGCAGTAACTTCTTTTAAAATACTTACAAGAATTTCTTGCTTACGTTCCGACTCTAGAATCTGATCTGTCAAATCACTATTCTCTAAAACTCCTGCTTTATTAAGCATATCAATACGCTTTGCTTCAATATCAGCAATTAATTTAAGTGCTTGTGTTTTAACAGGTAATGCATCTTGAGCATCTGCTTGTTCTAATGTTTTCCAAGCTTCTTTAATAAGCATACTGTAATGCTCATCTGCTCCCGCCAAAGCTTCCTTAGCACGAGCTTTAATAGCAGTGTTATCTTGGACTAATTCTTTCCAAGTCTTGATATGGTTGTCAACTTGCACACGAGTTAAGCCTGTTGTTTTAGCAATTTGCGATGAAGTACTACCTTTCAGCAATTCTTCAACGACTTTATTCATTTGATCAAACTGACCTGCAACTTCTAATTCTGACATTTAGCCTCCCGTACTATAAAATCCGCCACCCTTAAATTGGATGCCAAATGTATTGTAAACTCTTGTCATTCTATGACCTAGCTGGCATTCAGGGATTTCTTCTGGATCATTAAATCCTCTAGTTATTTCAACATCTTCATCACACTCTATACAGCAATATTGATAAATTGGCATATCTAATTATACCTCTTTACTACTGTTCATGTCAAGCATATATTTATTAAGCCATTCATTCCATTGTATAATTTTTTCTTTCCATTCTTTTATACTCATATTATTTTTAGCTCTGTTACAACGAATACAGCAGGGGACTACATTTTCCTCTAAATATCCAATAAGGTTGTCAAACCTATCAATACCATTTGAAATAAAGGCTTCATGCCAATCTTTTTTATAAGAAGAATTTTCCCAGTACCCTCCTTCTGGGGATGAATTGCAATAATAACAATCTTTTTTACTTATAGAATAAAAAAAATCAAAACTTAAATTATACTCAAAGCCTCTCTCTTTTGCTTGTGCTCTAGACTTAGCATATGCTTGTTTAGCGGCAACATGATCGCCCCCTATCTTTAACTTGCTAGCTCTTTCTTTATTCCCGCATATATGGCATTGACGACTGGTTCCTTTAATAAGTGTATACCCATCTACAATTTTTTCTGTGCCACACACACATCTACACAACCAATTACCTTGATATTCATGACGAATAATCGTCCAACTATTATAGTTATCCCCAATATTTATCATATTTCTAGAAAAATTCTTACTTTTCTTCTGTCCCTTATTCATAATAATATTATATCATAGATAAAAATAAACTACCGATTCTTATCATCAAGAACCAATAAGAGTATTAGATACCCTACAAGATCCAAGATCGTATCCTCATCGCCAAAACTTTGTCCAGAAGCTAATCTATTTAATTTATCATCTATTCTGATTAAAGTTTGTTCCCTTGCTGGTAATTTACTAAAAATACCAATAGGTTTTTGAAATGAATTTCCATATGAAATATTCTTCTCTATGAGCATGTGAGCAATCTCATGGCATTTATCCCAGATAATGCGACCTGCTGGTGCCATTACTGCATGAGCATAAAGATCATCACAACTAAATTCGGTGACATCTTTATATACTGGTTTAAGCATTATCTTGTACCTTTCACGATATCATCTTCAATCCATTTGACATATCCTTCATTCCAGTTTTGGCTTCCATATAAATGCTTAACAGCATCATGATGAAAGATTCTCCACTGACTTCCCGCATAACAATGAAATTTATTTTCTTTTGCTATATTGCTGACATTGAAATCAGCCATATCAACTATCAATCCACCGACATTTTCCTCATAATGTGCTCTACCATAAGGATCTTGATTTGGGATACCTAGATGATCACATATTGCTGAAGTCCACATACCTGGACCTGTTAGATAATGCACAAAATGTGGCATAGTGTAGTCAGGAGTTTTTAATCTACTGACCATTAAATCAATAACTGATTTAAGGATTGGATGACCTTCACTTGCTGCAAATGTCCATTGGCAAAAATGATCTTGGTGTTCAGGGCATACAATAAAATCATACTCTTCTTTTTTCCAATTATCTATTGAACTTCTGCATTCAGTATCTAGGTCAGCATAAACACCACCATATTTATAAATAATTAGATAACGCCACATATCACCACGCATTACCCCAACAGGAAGATTGATGAATATGTTATGAATTTCTTCGCCATATTCTTTTCTAACAAAATCTGCAGCTTCTGAATCATCCATATAACGATACTCATAATCTGGATTCAAATCTTTCCAAGTTTGTGTTGCTCTCCTCATGTACTCAGGAAGAGAATCATAAGGGTCTTTATAAGTTTGCCAAATAATTTTAGGAATCAATTTGCATTATCTTTCTAACTTGTGTTTGAAATGTTGTTTCAGTTGGTGAACCAGACACTGCTGTTCGTGTAGTTGGCTTGATAGCATAAGAGTTAAATATATGTTTTTGTCTAAAGAAGAACCAATCTAATGGCAGATCAATTCCCCTTGCTACAAACTCAAGGGCTTTAGAAGCTCCTTTTCTACTTAATACATAGCATAACATCCAATGATCTTGATAGACCTTGCAAACATTATGGTTCACATCTAAACTAGTATGGTACTTAGGGAATTGACCTGGGGGAACTGCAAAAAAGAAAGCATCCCAATCTTCTGGCAACTCTTTAAGGTATTCCTCAAGCAATGGTATAAAGTCTTCTTCAAATAAAATATCATCTTCCATAAGAATAACAGAGTCTGATGCTGTTGTCAAGAATTCTTTCCAAGCAGTAAAATTGCTAGCCCAGACACCTATCTCTCCATAACGCCAGCCCTGTATATTGTCAAGGTTATATCCTTGTGGATTTAAATTAAAATCTGGATTATCTTTAATAAACTTATTAAGCTCTATATCATCAGATATACGAATTGCATTCATTTTTAACTCTGAAGAATATTTGTTTAAATAGTTATTAATACTTACAGAATACTGTTCTCTTTCTTTTGCATCTTCAAGATGAAATACTTTATGACTCAGATTCATCTTTAAACCTTGCAATATATACTCCTGTTATATCAAACTCTTTATATTCTTTAATATTACTAAAAGTTTCCAGGACTTCTTCGGAAGACCAGTCATCTTTAACATGTTCTTCATAAGGATTACCATGTTCATGACCTTGCGGATAATGAATAATTGGAATAGATATGATAGCATAACGTGCTGTTTTGCTAACTTTATCCCACAACTCAATAGCTTCTTCTTTTGTCATATGCTCTAAAATATCTCCAAAGATTACTAGGTCATATGGAAAAGTTTTCCATTCCCTGACATCCTTATTCCAAACAGCTCCGTATCTTGATTCAAGATTAAACTCTTTGATATAAGGTTCCCAAACTTCTACTGCTTCTACATAGACTTCATAACCAAGGTGCTCCCTGATTAAATCTAAATACGCTCCAGCACCTGCACCTACGTCAAGGACCGATCTAGGGTTGATTTCTTTAATTTTTTCTGCAGTCCAAGGTTTATTGGCTGGATCTGAATAAGGCATTACTTAGTCCACTTTCTAGGTTTTTTAATAAGATCAAACTTTTCCAACGCTCTTTGAATAGTCATATGAGAGCATCTAGCTTCCATAGCCATTTGAAGAACAGTTTTCTTTTCAACTACGTATC